TTATTTCTAAATAAAATTTACTTTTTATCTGGTTATAATCCAAGTTCTCCAATTACCGGCAAAACCTTATCTTTTAACTCAGGATATAGCTTATCAAGTGTTTCTCTGGCATTCATCTGCTTGTCCGGCTTTGTGAGTCTGGCACATTCCCAGTCTATAACCATTTGTACATAATCCGCATGTGTCCTTGCTTTCAAAGTATGATGTTTAGAATGGATTCTATGTATCTTATGGGCACGCTTATAATCCATAATCATATACAGAAACACTTTATCCAGATCATGCAAGTAACCACGAATTGTATTGTGTCCAAGCAATTGTTTTTCAACTGCCTGGAACGCTTTTCTATGTTTCATTGTATATTTAATTCTATCTATCTGCATTGCTTTCTCCTTAATCCATACTCAAATAAAGTGGTTTCGGATTAAGCATTACATTTCCTTCCGGCATTGTACACGGATCAATTACCGGCGCAAGGCTTCTCAATTCAAGCTCTCTGATTTTACTGTCCACAAACAGTACATGGCAGTGTTCTCCGACTACTACCACTGTATCAACAACCACAAAAGAGAAATGACTTCCGTTCTTGAAATGTACTGTATATGAATTTTCTTCATTATAGATTTTCTCAATCTGCTGTGAGTTTTCTTTCTCAATCCAACCAACAACAGAATCAAGCAATACCTTTAAGTTATCGGCATTTTTCACGTACATCATTCCCTTATAGTGCGGAACTTTACTGCATCTATCGAAGAACCAACCTAACATTTTTGTTGCTTCTTTAATATGTGCTTCCGTCATAATAATCCTCCATCTTCAGAATATGATTTTTGTTCATTTCCACAAGCATTTCATAAGCTGCTTCTGTATCTGGGTAATCCAGCAAACTTGTGTTTTCTGCTGCATCTTTCATTTTCTTTTCCAAGTCATCAACCAATTCAAAGAATTCTGGGCGATAACCACCTTCCGGCTTCTGAAATTCCCCATTTCTAATTTTCATAAGCAGATCATGTTCATCGGCACGATATGTAATGATTTCTTCCTTTGTGAGAATATCAATACACATAAGATACAGTCTTACAAGGTGCATGGCGTGCTTATTAAGATGCATGTCATCTTTCTTCGTATTTCGTTTACCCAGTTTCTCATAATCCTTTACGATAGTATTCATACCGTTCCAGATACCCTTGTAATCTCTCAGCGGATAATGATGTAAGCAAGCGTCCATATAAATTTCAACGTCTATTCCTTCTCTATCAGATTTATCCGGGTAAAGGTTAAGTGATCCATATTCAAAGTTTTTGAACTGTTCCATTTCCTGCATTTTTTGGTTATATTCCTTATATGCATGAATCATTTTCCCGTTGTCATTGGCGAAATTATATTCAATCAGCTTTCCATTGACTGTGTGGAATTTTTCAATAATGCTGTTCATTGCACTTCTAATTGATCCAAGAATATGTTTTTCTTTCTCTGCCTGTGGATAGCTGTCTCTTGCCAACGCATTCTGCAACCGGCGTAACTGTGAATTTGCGTAACCGCCAAAAGTATAAATCGCTCTTTTAGAAAGAAAGATTTTTCTGTTTTCAATCAGCTTTTTACCATCATCATTGAGAATGATATAATGCTCTGGCTTAGAACCGAGCTGCTCAATAGTGTTTGGGTTACACTCCAATAACAACTTAAACATTTTATTTAATCCATATACAACGGTATCTGTTGTCTCGTCTTCGTACTGCTCAAAAACTCTGTTTCCAAGCAAAGAATCAATCGGATTATAAGTAATTCCTCTGACATCAATATCTGACGTTTCAACATTTGTTCCATACGCATGAGAACCGCCCAAAGTCAAAAGAAGAATATTATTACCTAAGAGGGGGCTTTCCGTCAGAAACGCATAATCCTTATTCGCCAAAAGCTCCCAGTTCATATCTAATTCTTTCATTATGTTCTCCATTCATTATTTTTGTTTGTTTACAATTGGAAGTAACACATTTTTAATGTAGTCTTCCGAAAGCATTGGTCTGTCTTCTCCCTGGCAAATAATCGGAATTTCACAACCCCAAAACAGGATTCCAAAATAGTTAATTGGATTATTGCAAAGTACAGCTTTAATCTCTCCATAGAAATTATCGTCCATATACTTCTTTTTATCTTCCGGCGTAATCCAACCCCAGATTCCTTCTCCACAACCACCGTTTCCATCTGCCGGTATATAGAGCTTAATACACCCTTCATCAAACTGTTTTTCGCTCAACCCGTCCATGAAATCCGCTTTATATGTAATTCCACGTTCTTCGCATAATTTCTTGATATCTTCTTTCTCCATTTTAACTCTCCTATTCAGAAAGTGCATTCATATCATACACTCTTACTTCAACAACTCTCGATTTCCAATCTTCAGAACAGTAAGATATATCTCCCATTCTTTTTGCATCGCCATTCAGGTTGGCAAAATCAACCACAAATTCAGTCATGCAACCATTGGCAACCGTAACAATATTACTATCATCTGTATGGCAATCTGATTTCTGATCTGCCATGATACAAGGTATTGAAACGCCGTTCTCCAAAACCAAGTCGAAATACTGCCCAATTGCTGTTCCGAAGTAACTACCAATCGCCACACAATATCTGTCCTTATATTGTCGGATGCCGTAATTTCCAGTGTTGCATAATTCTTGTAATTTGTACTGATTACTTGATTGTGCGAAAATACTTCTATCTCCAACACTATAGGGCATATAACTTTTCATTCCGCTTGTATATGGTGCTACATAAGCTGTATATAGCAATTCGCTTGTCAAATACTCTGCACTTACATATGTACCGTTATCAAGTTCTGCCCATTCTCCATCTATATACGCATTTACATAATCGCCAAATACCAAGCTGCCAATCAATGAAGAATTTGTATCTGGTGCTTGTCTGATATTTAAAGAACTGACCGCTACATAATATGGTGAAAATTCCTTCTTCGCTTCTTCCATAGCAATCTCAGCACTTACCTTTGCCTGTTCCACAGTTTCTTGTACGGCTTCCTCTATATGTAATTGTAATGGCTGCGCTTTAGCATATTCCGTATGTACTTCTACGTCTTCTTTACAACCGACCAATCCACACATCATAACTACCAATAACGCAACTACTTTCAATTTCTTCATAGCTGTTTCTTAACCTCATAAATGTATTTCTTCATTTTCTCTTCGGCTTCCATCATCCACCAGTATTTGCCATACATATCTCTCACTGATCCGTTTCTGTTGACATAGTAATGTTTCAGTGGCAGATTTTCATATTCCAGCAAAAATAAGTCTGTATGTCTTTTGGCTTTGTACCATATCGCCCGAATGATTCTATCCTGGAAATCTTCTATCTGCTCTCCGGGATATGTTTCTCTCAAATATGTACCTTTTGCCTTTGCCTGATAACCGAATAAATCACGCATACATTCTCTTTCTTTACAATCCGGCGAAATACCTAGCCAAAACCAATACGCTTCAACTGACATAAACCGCCCATCTTTTGTGCATATCTCTTCCCGACAGAAATTACTCAGCATTCTACCAAGCTCTGTCCTACTTCCGCTATACACATTGATATGAGTGATTCCGTCCAAATTCGGATCAATTACTCTCATTTATTTACCTCATTTTAAAAATAGTAGTTGGATATTTCACCAACTACTACTTCATACTACTTTCTTTTCTTACGTCCTACGCAGTAGCCAGTTACAAACGGAACAACTATACACAAGCAGAAAACTCCAATATTAAGTACAATCATTAGTTGTTACCTCTTTTTCTTTTCATTTCTGCCAGAAGTTCATCAGCCTCTCTGCTTCTTGCCTGGGCTTCCAGTCTACGATCCTGTGCTTTTGCACTTGTATCATAGGCAATCTGCGCTCCGGCTGCACGTTCTCTGGTCTTTTTAGCACCTTCACGTACTCTTTCCAACATGTGATCGCTTTCGCTTGAACTTGCGCTTGCATTCATACCTTCATGAAGCTGAATAATCTGCTGATCCGCTTCCATCTGGTAAATGGTTCTTTCTTTCTCTTCTTTGAGTTCGTCAAGTTCCTGTTTTACCGCTTTTCTGATTTCATCCTGCTGCTCCTTCGCTTTCTTAAACTCTTCAATTGTATCTTTCAGAGTATCAATTTTCTGCTGGATTGTAATTTTCTTCATTGCATACTGCCTAGCACCGCTTTCATCATTTGCGTCCAGACAATCATTGATAGATTTGTCAATTTTCATAAGCTCTTTCTTCAAATGATATTGTTCCTTTTCGGACTCATCTAATTTTCCAGCAATCTCAACATATGAACGCTCTGCATCTCCGTACAAAGTTTCTTTCTCTCTAATCGCATTATTGAAATAATCAGTCGCACCCTGCGGTGTTGCTGCATCCTGTCTTGCGATTTCTTCCGTTCTTCCTCTGAACTTAATCAAAATCTGTTTTCGGAATGTCTTATTCACAATCAGTGCAATAATTCCAACAACCAAAACTACAGCAATAATAAATATCACTAAATTACTTGTACCTACTGTCATTTTACTTTACCTCAATTCCAAATTTTTCACATAAGTCGAAAAGTCCACCATTGAATCCATCCCCTACAGCGTGGAATTTCCAACCAGATCCATCTCTGTAGATTTCACCTGCGATAATTGCAGTAGAATCTCCGAATTTCTCTTTTAAGTCGTAACGTGCAATCTCACGACCAGTATTGTCATCAACCACCCTAATGAAAGAGTTTTCGACCATTCCAAAGTCCTGCATTCTTCTCTCTGCTTCGTGAATTGTTACACAGAACACAACTTTTTCGGCATATTTTGGAAGTTTATTAAGAACGACTTTGATTACTTCATCATCCCCATCTCCACCGCCGGTAAGGTTATCTCCACTGTGAGTGATACCACCACTAGGATGCTGCAGATTATTGTAAAAAATGAAATCCTCATCTCTTCTTGTCATGCCATTTCTACCGATAACAAATGCAGACGCATCCAAATCAAAATCTTCATCATCGTATTTAGCTGTGTCCCAACCTAAACACACGGAAACTGCATTCACTCTGCTGTCCTTTGAAAGTTC